CCCGAAGGTCGCAGGTTCAAATCCTGCCTTCGCTATTTACCTGGTTTAGGGATCTCCACCCAGACATTCCAGGTGCATGAGAGGCATCCTTGAGAGAGGGTGTCTTTTTTGAAATTCTTAAGATTCTATAAATTAGCACTCGCTGATTGACAGTGCTAATAATAAATGGTATTGTAATGGAACTAAGACAGCAGGGCGAACAGAAAAATAAAAAATGTCAAAAGGAGAAAAGTGATATGATTGAATGCGAGATGTGCAAGAAATGGTTTCCGGCTGATGAAATCGAGACCTGTCCAGAGTGTGGATTAGAGTTATGTCCATCATGTTATGATGAGCATGTAACGGGATGTACGCTTCAAATGGAAAAAGATGTTGATGATGTAATCGAAACAAGTATCCCTACGATTTGTCCAGAATGTGGAAGCCCGTTGACTTTAGATCCTGATCCAGACGGCTCTGCTAGAGTTTACTGTGAGAATTGCGATTTTTGCCAAGAACTTGATGAAGAACAGATCGCTGAGTTAGATAATGGTGAGACTGAAGAAGACAGCGATTATGACGAATTTGGAAACTATCTTGGTGATGACGCGTTTACATGTCCTGATTGCGGAAGAACTTTTGCGCCGGACGATTATAGAAATGGTGACGCAGGAAACGGTTTTTGTCGTGTATGCGCTCCAAAACACTAATATTTAAAATTTATAGCATAAAGGGCCACTCCGTGTGGCTCTTTTATTATGCCAATTTTCATACGGCGCACACGGCACCAGCTAGCAACACCTCCGAGAGGTAGCACCAGGCTGTCTCCTATGGTGCCGGTGGGACCATATTTCAGAAAACGAGGTGAGTCCGGATGACCGAAAAACAGAAAATTTTTGCAGATGAATATCTGATCGACCTGAATGCCACCCGGGCTTACAAGGTCGCATATCCGCGGGCCAAAAACGATGAAGTGGCTGCGGCTGCAGCTGCCAGATTGTTAAGAAATGTTAAGGTTGCAGCCTACATCTCTGAGCGCATGCAGGAGCGGCAGAAACGAACCGAGGTTACCCAGGACAGGGTGATTGAGGAACTGGCTGCCATTGCATTTGCCAAGGCCACGGATTTCGCCCAGATTGTAAATGGTAATGTGGTCCTGACGGATACAGCAGATCTGGCCGAGAGCCAGGTCAAGGCTATTGCTGGAATTAAGATGGGCAAGAATGGCATCGAGCTGAAGCTGAATGACAAGGAGAAGGCTCTGGAACTTCTGGGGCGCCATCTTGGCATGTTTAAGGACAAGCTGGAGGTCTCCGGCCTGGATGAGGAGAAGAATAAGCTGGATGACATCCTGCAGCAGATGCGAGGTGGTGGATAGTGAGCACGGAGCGTTTACTTCTGTCGGAGAAATACAAAGCCTTCCTTCGATGCGACGCTCCGGTGGAGTTTTTAGAGGGTACAACTGCTGCCGGAAAGACTACGGTGGGGCTTTTTAAATTCATGCTTAAAGTGGCAGAGTCACCGAAGAAGTTGCATATCATTGCAGCTAAGGATACCGGAACTGCCGAGAAGAATATCATCAACAAGGACCTTGGTATCGTGGATGATTTCGGTGTACTGGTTGAGTATAACGGTAACGGCACCAAAGATGATAAAATCCCTCACATCCTGTTCCATACGTCCGGTGGGGACAAGGTCATTTATGTGATGGGTTACGGAGACAAGAAGAAGTGGCAGAAAGCCCTTGGTGGTCAGTATGGCTGCCTATATATCGATGAGATTAACACCGCGGACATTGACTTTGTCCGTGAGGCTGCCATGAGATGCGACTACCTGATGGCTACGTTGAATCCAGATGATCCGTTGCTGGATGTGTACAAAGAGTACATCAACTGCAGCAGACCGCTTCCAGAGTGGGAAGCAGAGACACCACAGGAAATTAAAGATGAACTGAGAGAGGAACCAAAGCCCGGCTGGGTGCATTGGTTCTTTTCTTTTGTGCATAACCTGGGACTTCCGAAAGAGAAACTGGATAAGATCCTGGCAAACACTCCGAAAGGAACAAAGATCTGGAAGAACAAGATCCTGGGGCTGCGTGGTAAGGCAACCAGCCTGGTGTTTCCAAACTTTGACCGGAAAAAGCATGTTGTTACTGCGGCATGGGTGAGATCAGAAGTGAAAGCGGGACGGATCCAGTGGAAGAAGTTTACCTGCGGAATGGATACGGCATATTCCAGTAAGTCTCCGGATACGATCGCGATGCTTTTCCAGGGAATCACAACGGACCGGCGCCTGATTACGCTGGCTGAAAGGGTTTATAACAATG